TCAGACTTGGGCCAGCAAGGAACTCAGGGATCATTCGGTGCATCGCTTCATTGAAACCCTGTTCCCAAATGAGAACACGAAGAAAAACATAAACCTACCCTATAACAAGATGGGAGACAATCTGTTGAATCAGTACATTACAGAAGCTGATACACGGGGTCATAATGTGTGGGCCATGTATAGCGCCATGACCTACTATGCATCCCATGATTCAGAGCAGTTCTCGCTTAATCGTATGTCCAATGATAATGACACCACCACAGAGCGCCTTCACAAGCGCAATGACAAGGTCATGTCATGGCTCAATTCCAAGGCGTGGTCTCAGCTTGTCGCCGAGGCAGCATGAGTATCATCATACTTATCATCTGGGCTTGTTGTCTTTACTGGATCGTAAGGAACGTCTGACATGTCAATAAATGCTGATTGGTTGCTCCGAGACTATATCGAGAAAGTCTCAGCAACCCCATATGAGAACCTTACAACCGAGGAGGTTCTCCAATTTATCGAGGAGCTACATCAGTTCCTCGCAGAACTGGCCCAAGAAACCACCTAGGAAGCTCACCTAATGCCCTCTGGGGTTATCTCAGGTACCCCCCTACCTGAGATACCCCAGAGGCCACTCTACGGTCAAAAATCATGCCCTTTCATCTCATTGAAACAGAGACAACCAATCGGATTACCGCCCGGTTGATTCGGACGGCCATGGAAAAGTCTGGACGTATCAGGTCATCGAGACATGCGGCGGCTCTTATTCTTCCACGGGGTCATAGAATCCTTGCCACTGGTTGGAACAAGCTCAAGTCACATCCGATGCAGGCCAAGTTTTCCATGGATGCTGGAAGACCACAGAGGATATTCCTCCATGCAGAGACAGATGTAATCATCAAGACAATAAACAAATATGGACCGGAGATTCTTTCAGAGTGTGATCTGTATGTAATCAGGATTACCAAGGATGGTACATTGGCAGGCTCCCGGCCATGTACCTCATGCTGCAATCTTGTTAAACACTTCGGTATTAACCATGTATTTCATAGTTAATTTTATGAGTGCGTGGAGATAATCATGAAACTTGTTTTATCACTATGTGATCGCACTGGCATCATGGTCAAGCCTTGGGCCGATGCCGGATATGAATGTCTTTGTGTAGACATGCAACACAAGGGCGTTTCAAAGGTAGACAACATCACCTTTGTTGGTGCCGATGTCAGGGATTGGCTACCGCCTTTGTCTGAATACCGCATTGTCTTTGCCTTTCCACCATGTACTCACTTGGCAACGTCAGGTGCCCGTTGGTTTAAAGACAAGGGTCTTTCGAAATTAGCTGAGGCCATAGACATTGTTGATCGCTGTCGTCTTATCTGTGAATGGACAGGTGCCCCATATGCCATTGAAAACCCTGTCAGTACATTGTCTACTTATTGGCGTAAGCCTGACTACACATTTAACCCTTATGATTTTACAGCTTTTGAATTAGGTGACAACTACACCAAGAAGACGTGCCTCTGGACCGGCGGGGGTTTCGTGATGCCCCCTGTGAACAGGGCTCCAGATTTAGATAAACCGGATAACCGCATACTCTTAGCTCCAGATACAGCAAATCAGAGTGATATTCGAAGCATGACACCCAAAGGCTTTGCGCAAGCAGTGTTCCTTTCCAATGAGACATGAAGTGTGAATATATGAAATGACATATGTAAAATTATCCCATATATCCACGATCCCCGGAATGACACCGGAGGAATCCATTCTTTACTATGCCCGTGTCTCCAATCCATCAGGGCAGACCAAGAACAATCCGAGACTTTTCAAGTATCTCTATGAACATGAACATTGGTCTCCATTCGAGATGATCTCCATGTGTCTCCATATTGAGACAACCAGAGACATATCAAGACAGATACTCAGGCATAGGTCCTTTTCATTTCAGGAATATTCTCAGCGGTATGCCCGTGTTGATGACCTTGGATGGACCAAGAGAGACATGAGATTTCAAGACAACACCAACAGACAGTCCTCTGTACTCCCTGATCCTGAGTGTCTTGAACATTTCAACATGAATCTGGAGTGGGAGGCTCTGCAGTACGAGGTGATCGAGGTGACAACCAAGGCATATACATGGGCCCTTGATCAGGGTATTGCCAAGGAACAAGCCCGGGCAGTATTACCGGAGGGTCTTGTCAAGACAAGCCTGTATATGCATGGGAGTATACGTAGTTGGATTCATTATGTCAACCTGAGAACAGGACCAGAGACACAGAGAGAACACCGGGAGGTAGCCTTGGAGTGTCAGAGAATTCTCTATGAACAGTGTCCTAGTTTACAGGGTATCCATGGGGATCCTAGCTAGGACAGAGCTAGGATAACAAGGATAATAAAGACAGAGCTAGGACAGAGCTAAGACTTAGCTAGGAACCTAGGCTTCTCCCGGCCTCCAACCCCAGCCTACCACACGAAACCAACCCTGTCAACCCCCGAAACACGCTTGACATCCCCGGGTTTTTCCCGGTAAGGTCCGGCCTTCACCGCCAGAGAGGCACCATCAGATGAACATCTTCTTTCTTGACAGAGACCCGGGTACCTGTGCCAGATACCATGTTGACAAGCATGCCTCCAAGATGGTACTGGAGACTGCACAGCTTCTCTCCACGGCACATCACCTTTGTGATTCCCCGTTTGTATTCTCGGTCTACCGGATTACACACCGGAATCATCCAAGTGCCATCTGGGCACGGGAGTCCAAGGCACATTACGAGTGGTTATATGGTCTGTTCATGGAACTCAACAGGGAGTACAAGCATCGGTATGATAGGGATCACCTGTCATATACCAAGCTTGACCAGTATCTCTCCCATGTACCACCGGGTATTCAGGAGGACTCATGGCTCAGGGATCCACCCCAGTGCATGCCATCTGAATACCATGATGAAGACACGGTTAAAGCCTATCGTTCCTATTACATCCATGGTAAGAAGCATCTGCATGCCTATACCAACAGGGAATATCCACACTGGATCATGGACGCTTAGCTCAGCAGGATAGAGCAACAGCCTTCTAAGCTGTGGGTCAGTGGTTCGAGTCCACTAGCGTCCACCACTCATACAACAAAGGAGTAGTATTAAGATGAGTAACCTAGAAGAAGGGCTAAGAGTCCTGATTGACTTTGAAACATGTGATCGTATCCTTGTTGAGAACATCAAGCATACTCTTGAGATTGATGCTAAGAACAAGTCATTCTCGGTTGATCCCGAGACACATGATGCCATGCTCAGAGTTCTGGAGTGGTACGCATCCCCCAGAGAATTCAACACATTCAAGAATAATCTTCTGCATACATACAGAGAATACCATGACATCGAGATCAACCATGAACATCGATTCTTTGAGTAGTCTCGGCTATGTCTAAAATTGCTGAAGTCACACATTCGAAGTTCATCAGACACTCACCATGTGAATCATGTGGAAGCAGCGATGCCAATGCGATCTATGAAGATCAGTTATCAAACGGGGATGTGTCCATCAGGACCTTCTGTTTCTCCTGCGAAAAGATAACATTCCCTGACCAAGAGAGGCACTCCAGTATGAACAACTACGTACCTTCTGTGTCCAAGGGTCGTACCGATACAAGCGCATATCAGTTCTCTGATATTCCAGATCGTAAGATTACCCGACAGACCGCAGAGATCTTTGGTGTACGGGTATCCAAGGATACCAATGGTACTATCATCTCTCATGTCTATCCCTTCTATGAAAAGACAGGGCAGAAGATTGTTGCATACAAGAAGCGTATCTGTTCTGACAAGAGCTTCTCTGTCATCAGCCCAGAGAACGAGGGTCATCATGGTTTTGACCAAGCCACCCTGTTTGGTCAGCAGCTATTCAACGGTACCGGGAAATACATTACTATCACCGAGGGTGAACTGGATGCCATGGCCGCTTACCAGATGCTTGGTTCAAAGTGGCCTGTTGTTTCTCTACGCTCTGGGGCACAGGGTGCTGAAAGAGACATCAGGAAAAACCTGGAGTTCTTTAATTCCTATGACAAGGTAGTCCTCTGCCTTGACAATGATGAACCCGGAAAGAAGGCAGCACAGAAGCTATCCGAGATCTTCGAGATCGGTAAGTGTCTGATCATGCCGATGGTTCGTAAGGACCCCTGTGAATATCTACAGGCCGGGGATAGCGCCTCATTCACCCGAGAGTGGTGGAGGGCAAAGCCTCTGTCCCCCGATGGTATTGTTTCAGGCGAGGATGTCTGGGACCTTGTCTCGACCGAACTGGAGAACAACTCGATCTCCTATCCATGGGAAGACCTGAACAAGGTAACCTACGGCATTCGATGTGGTGAACTTGTAACCATCACGGCAGGCTCCGGCATCGGGAAGAGCGCCATCATGAGGGAGATCATCTATCACATCCTGAAGAACACTGAGGAGAATGTAGGGGCTCTCTTCATGGAGGAGAGCATCAGACGTACAGCCCAAGGCCTGATGTCCATTGATGCGAATAAGCAGTTCCATCTACCAACAACTGTATACACTCAGGAAGAACTCAAGACCGCCTTCAAGAATACGGTCGGATGTGGCCGAGTCTATCTCTATGATCACTTCGGTTCATCCGAGATTGACAACATCATCTCCCGAATCAGGTACATGGCAAAAGGTCTGGAGTGCAAGTACGTATTCCTTGATCACATCTCGATCATTGTCTCCTCTCAGGAGAACGGGGATGAACGCAAGGCCCTTGATGAGATCATGACCAAGTTACGCATGCTGGTACAAGAGACCCACATCAGTCTCTTCGTTGTCTCCCACCTGAAGCGTCCGCAGAATGGAGGAGGCCATGAGATCGGTGGTGTCACAACCCTGTCTCAGCTTAGAGGCTCCGCAGGTATTGCCCAGCTATCTGACATCGTTCTAGGTCTGGAACGAAACTCACAGGATGATGACCCCGTTGTCCGGAACACCACCATCGTGCGTGTCCTGAAGAACAGGTTCTCCGGGGAGACCGGGCCTACATCCCGACTTGTCTGGAGCAAGGAAACCGGGCGGCTCAATGAAACATTTGAAGATCTTGAAGCAGACATCGAGGAGGCTTTCTAATGACCAAGGCTATCATCACCGGAATCAGTGGACAGGATGGATATTATTTGGCTGATCTACTATTAAACAAGGGATATGAAGTTATCGGTATTTCCCGTAGACCTACGCACAAGGTAAACCAGTATAATAACAATGATCTTTATTTCAAATACTATCCATGTTATCAGGAAATCAATGGGGATATCTGTGATTCATCTTTTATGATGCAGGTTATCTCCAGTCATAAGCCTGATGAATTCTATAATCTGGCAGCCCAGACACATGTAGGATATTCCTTCAGCAATCCGGATATCACCTTTGATACAAATGCCATGGCTGTGCTGAATATTCTGGAAGCCATCCGCCTTACATCAAAGCACACCAGATTTTATCAGGCATCAACATCAGAGATGTATGGGACAATTCACTCAGAGAGTGCTGATGAAACGACACCACTCAATCCTTATTCACCTTATGGCGTAGCAAAAACAGCAGCGCACCACATGGTATCAGTCTATCGTGAATCCTATGATGTATGGGCATGTTCCGGGATTCTCTTCAATCATGAGAGTGAACGTCGAGGTAAGGACTTTGTAACAAGAAAGGTAACTTCATGGGTGGCTGGTTATAAAAAGTTTCTTCATAACGCCGATTCCAAACTCCATCTTGGAAATATCTCATCAGTCAGAGATTGGGGCTATGCTCCAGATTATGTCAGGGGGATGTGGCAAATGCTTCAGCATTCATACCCGGATGACTATGTTCTTGCCACTGGAGAAACACGGTCAATCGGGGACTTGCTCGATACGTCTTTC